TAGAGGTAAAACAGCCATTGTAGTTAAAGATCCCGATAAGCAACACAGAATGACGGATCAAGCGCGTATGCAGCGTAATGAAGGAACAAGCAAATTTTTCACCACTTTTGATAAGACAGGTATAAATTTAAAGACTGCTTCTCCTCAACAAGTAATAGACGCAGCCAGAGGAAGAACTTTAACTAAGGCAGAAAAGGACATACTACAAGATTACGAGAACGGAAAAAAACTTACTCCGTTACAACTACAGACCCGTATGAATGCCCAAAGAAAATTGGCTTCTGAGCCTGAATTAGAGTGGAACCCAGAGCAAGGTTTGTTTATCCTTCAAGATTCTTTTAAGGCAGGAGCTAAAGAGCTTGGGGGTGTCAACCGTATTACTACTATGGATAGAGACGGTAATGTGAATGTTATTGTTAGTGACAGGCATGATATGATGGGTTTTGATCCTGTAGATGGAAAACCTTTGCTAACTATCTTCCCACCGATGCAGTACAACGTTTACAAGAGCAGAGAAAAGGACGTTTATAGCCCAAGAGAGTCTCAAGAGTCGGCAAGAAGAAGACTGGCTAAAGAATTAGGAGAGCCTGTTGAAACTGTAGCTCCGATTTACAATAAAGCAGGAGGCATTAAACAGGGAAGGGCTAGACTAGCGGGAGGTGAGATCGTAGGAGAATATTCGCCTTTAGACGTAGATCCAAAAGCCTTTGGTAAGGACTCTATTTATAGCGACAAGAGATCTGGAGTAGCTAGAAGGGTTAATCAGAGGATAGCTCAAGAAGCTCAAAACTTTAGACCTACTGCTGGTCAAGTAGCCAGACAGCTACCTAGAGTTGCTACTAATACAGCCTTAGCCGGTAATTACGGCCTACAGGGTGCTGGAATGCTTACAGGACAGCCTCAGGATGAACAATAAACAAAAGGGGGCATTGCGCCCCCTTAGGTTTATATCTCACAGACTCCAGCTACACAAGCCAACGTCTGAGTACCTTCAGTATTATCATCCTTTTCTTCAATGTCCCACTTAAAATGTTTAGGCATATTTTTAAGCAAGTTTTGATATGTCTTTTTATCTATCTTCTGGTACGGGGCTTGCTTGTATACATGCTCTGCCTCTGGCAAGAAACTAATCCCACTGACAGAATCAAAGTTTTCCCATATCCACTGGCACACAGCAAAGAAATTGTTGTCGTTATAATAACAAGTCATTGAAGGCTTATGCTCACACCAGCTATCTTGATAGATCTTCCACAGCTTTAACTGTTCCATAGCTCCCATGCTTTCTACTGTTACAGCCTTTTCAGGAGCCTTCTGAGGAAAGCTAAACACCCAGTTAGAACTATTCATTACGTCTTCTTCGTGCGGGAAACCTGCTTCAATCATAGCAGTAGCAAGAGGGTCTTTCTTGTCTGCTCGTACAGTCCTGATGTAGTACTCACTGAAGCGGGGATGAATACCGCTGGCGCTGTCAGTCAACTGTGAGACAGTACCCGAAGGTTTAACACAAGTGATAGCAGCGGACTGGTTAATACCCAGCTTGTCTGCCCATTCTTTATTAGTCTCTATAGCAACGTCCCTAAGAGTCTCTAACAGTCTTCCTAAAGCATCTTCTCCTGTAGACCCATTGGTAATCTTACAGTCCATAATGCCTGTCATAGATACGCCAAGCAATGCTTCTTCTTCTGTGTTCTTCTTCCATATATTGCGAAGGTATCGGAAGTCAGTAAGAGTAGCCTGTAGAGTCCCTAAGATAGTCGCTATGCGGACTTTTTCTTTGAGGGTCTGTAAAGTATCGTCTTCCCTTACAATGACTTCAGACAGGTTACAGAACTGATAGGGACGTAGGATAATCTCAGAGCAAGGATTAGTCCCAAACTTATGCGTAGCGTCTCTGCGTTCGTTACGTGCTGCTACCTTCTGTGCTGCAATGCGGCTAAAGATACCGCGCTCACCGGACTTAGAATCGTACAGCCTCTTCATCTCGGAAGAGTACGTATCAAAGTCAGGCTTCTCGGAGTACACGGCGCTGTTGTTTGCTAAGGCTCGTTGACCATTACTTAAATACCACTCACCGTTCTTAGCGTTAGCCATACGGTTGTCGGTAACATTGCTTAAGCTAATAAGAGCTGACCTACGTACACCCCCTACTACAACAATGTCTGCAATCTTACACACTAAGTCATGGCACTCCAGAGACGTTAGCTTACGTCCTGCTGCCCCTTTAAAAAGATCCACAGAGAAATTAAACAAGTCAGCCAAAGGCTGTGGCCCACTGGCTCTGCCTCCAAATGTCTTGAGTCTAGCCCCTGCTGGCCTTACCTTAGTCAAGTCACACTTAGGAACCTTACCTGCATACAGGAGGCTTATAAGCTCTCTGAAGGCGCTTGCCCAGCCTACCTTGCTGTCTGATACAACCACAGTGGACTCAGTGTCATGGAAGCTGTCAGCGATAACTGGAAGTTGATTAACGTAGTCCCGTTCTACGCTGAACCCTACCCCTGTACCATTGAGCAGGATGTACATAAGCTCGTCAAAGGATCTGGGGCTGTCTATGGGAAGGTAAGAACAGTTGAAGGCTGCTACGTTGTCTCTCTTTAGGGCTGTTCCCGCTGTCATCACACAGCGCATGGAAGGCATAACTTTCTGCTCGTAAATAGCGTTGTACAACTCCTCAGCCTCTTCGTCAGTAATCTGCTCACGCTCAGTGAAGAAAGATACGTAACGGTTTACCGTCTCCTCCCAGTCTTCTCGGCGCTGCTCTTCATCTAAGTATCGTGCATATCTACTTTTGTGTATGTATTCTTGATATTGATCCATCAGAGTTCGTACTCCCCTCCAGTTAATAGTGATAGTTTTATTTGATCCAGTAAGAAAGAAAGCTCTAATGTTTCCATGTTGGTAGACACTACGATATACTCTTCAGACTTTACGATACAGAAAGCATCCTCATAGTTCTCCAAATCTTCTTTATTAGTTATTGCTTCAAACACTAAAGGGACAGTTATTTTGTTATCGTTTGTTTTTTCTCCGAATGTTCCTTCAATTACTTTCATTCTAGTCCCGCCTGTTCTTCAACCATTTTGTTTAAGTACCACTGAGCCTTCTGCAAGTCTTGTAAGCCATTTTTGTATCGCCAACGGTGTAGGTACTTTAGCACATTGCCCTCACAGTAGTCAACAATACCTTCTCCTAACTGCTGCTTAATGTAATCAATGGCCTCCATGCCCCCTTGATTGTAATGCGGAGGTTTGTTCACTAAAATTGAATTCCACTCCTCTTTAGTCGCTAAGTCAATAGACATCTTCGTTCTCCTCTTCAATCATCAACTCCTCAAATAATTCAACCTTATCTATCAACCTATTTTCAAAGGCATCTAAAATGTCCTCCGCGCTTATATTCAAGACTTCGCAGAGTAAGTCTACATCGTACTCCTGTAGGATACGTTCTCTAAGCTCATCAATTAGCATTGGCATAGTCAATCAACTCTTGTGTAGTAGCGATGGTATAGTGCTTGAATCCTTCTTTATCACACCATTTACCCATTGTCATCTTAGCTCCTTTCCTAACTTTCTTGTTTGGGTCTGACAGGACAAAGACCAGCTCTTGATCCTCATCCAGACAGTCCCGTATTGATTTATATTTAAGTATGTCACCTTCTCTGAAGAACCCCTTACACTCAACCAACAGCCAGTCTTTGTACACAAAGTCGGGTTTGTAGTTCCTGTGAGTTACGTAAGGTACGTCGTAAGGCTCATACTTCATGAACTTTCTTGGCAATGTCTCAGCGAACTTCTTCTCAAGCCCTGACCTGTACATGCCGTACCTTGTCTGCTTAAAAGCCATCCGGTATCTCCGCGACAAAAGGTTCTCTAACAACCTTTGTTAAATACTTTGGCCCACTTGCGTAGATAAAGGTACGTAAATCTGGGTAACATTTGTCTCTGAATTGACAATAAGAACAGCCAGTGGCAAGCTTTCTGTTTCCAGATTTACCGTCCGGTACATCTTCGTAGCAATACTCTTTAGGTTCAACACCTTTAACCATCTTCTTAACGTGCTTGACGCGCTCAACTACATCACTTTTCAAGTGGTCGTGCATAGGGTCAGACTCATCGTCTAAATCATGCTCACAGAATGTCAAATGCCCGTTGGCTTTATCCATAGCCAACCATGCTATCTTACGCTCACCCTCTGAGTGTGCATAGGCTTTGATC